AGATAAATTCTTTGTCTAGAATTCCTACAATCATTTTTTGCAGTCTGATACAGTAGCGATTAAAACGCCATTCTTGTATCAGTGCAGTACCCACACGACCGTCGTTAAATGCCTGCGTTCCGTCTTCTAGCCCAGTGGGCAAGTAGCTGCTGGGAATACGCAAACCACGGAATAGTTTATTGGTAAAAAATCTTAGATCAGTGATTTCTCCTAGATTTTGTCCGCCCTGCAGAGTGTCAACTTTACTGCCGCGCCCATCGGCGGTCTGTGGAAAAAAGTAATCTTCATTGGTACTCAATGGATTGTACGTAGCATCCATCATGTTGGCACTGCCACCTGTTTGTGTAGGGATACGGCGTTGATGAACTTCGTTTTTAACTCTTTCCACAAAAGCCATGGCCATATGGCTGGGCATGTTGCCTACGTCTATGTAAAAAATACGGCGTTCTGGTGCTCGTTGAACACGATAGATAATAATAGCATCTTCCAGCAGTTCTTTTTGTTTAAAGACTTTAAATATGTTCTCAAGCACACTGTTACCAAACGGCCAGAACAGATCCAATCCTTCGGTTAAACTAAGATGCACAACATGTTCGGCATCAATTGCTGTTTCATTCTGACTTTGCTGGAAACGGCTGCCACCAGAAAATGGTGCATTTGGCTGCACATATGCTCCACTGGGTCCGCCAACCTGCGGGTGATTAGCGTAAGTGTCGCTGGTAGTAACTGCGGTTACTGTAAGATTTTGTAAATTTGGTGCAATCTCTTTGACGATATACTGCTCAGGTTCTTTGCCCTTGGCTTCATTTACAATAATTTTAACTACTTTACTCATTTCAACCCAGTAAAGCTGAAACGTTTCTGGATCTCTGACAAAAACTTGGTCGCCGTATTTTAATGTATTTCTTACAATTTTAAAAATTCTCTTTTTTAAATCATTCAAAGTTATCCACTGTTGCAGTTGCTCTTTTATTATTTCAACTTCGGTGTCAGTGGGTTTTTCTTTATAGTTGATCTTAAACGGTAAATCAGTTACTGGATCTGGTTGACTGGTAAATTCGGCCAATATGTCCAGGGCCGCATTAATTTCTGAGTCCATATCCATTTGTTCGTACTGATTGTATCTTTCCAGACGATTTGGATGGCCAATATAAACTTCAGGTAAGGTACTCTGATAGTTTCTATATGTAGGATTGCTCTGCGTCAGCGACCCATTAATAGGACTTATGGATCCCATATTAGGTGCCTTAAAATACTTTCGCCAGGTCATGTAGTAATCTTTCTAATTATCTATATTTATTTGACTATATAGATCTATGTTTTTAAGTCATTTCACGATACAAACGAGAATTTATCGTATAGTTATTAGTCATAATATCAGCTAACCTTCCCATCGAATCCACATTTTTTTCTAACAAACTATTTTGAGTTGACAACAGTTCTTGTACTTCTTTATTATTAGATACCAGTGCTAATTTTAGCTGTGACAACGAGTCCTGGTCCAGGGCTATTTTAGATACCTGCTTTTGTTCTTCATTTGCAGACGATACTTTTATGTTAATATTATCTTTAAGATTATCAACTAACGACGAGATATCTTGATTAAACGGTCTAGTAACACGATTCTCAGATATAGCATCAGACAATTCACTTACTTTTTCAGTTAGATTAATATTTGTACGAGCCAGACCGGCCAGAGACGATTCAGTTCCAACTGCTTTTTCAGCTAGATTAACATTTTCACGAGCTAGATTTCCCAGTGCAGACTCAGTTCCAGATACTTTTTCAACTAAATTAATGTTTATACGGGCTAAATTAGCCAGTGCAGACTCAGTTCCGGCTGCGTCATCGGTTCCTATTTTAAAAGTTTTTACTGTTTCTGTGCCCAAGGGTGCTGCTGGCTGCTTTTCTTCTGTGGCAGCACGACCCAATTGTCGCATCACGGATCGAGATGTCAATCCAAAATTATCAATTACTGTAGTAACAGTTTTTGTTGAGTCAGTGGCCAATTGAGCCAGTACATCATCAATATAGTCTGACATCATTGATTGTGTAGACCTGACTCCTGAATTTATATAATCAAAAGTTGTTATAAAAGTATTTTTACCATAGTCGATTGAATCTTTAAATCCTTCTAGGGTAGCCGAGTCTGATCCTAGGTCAATGCCTGAATCTCTCATAATTGAATCTACATCAATCTTAACTGGAATAGTTTTTCCATCAGGTAACGGTACAATTGCCTCAGTACCGTGTAATTTTTGCAGATACCCTGTTGACGGCCCACGACTGACACCACCTTGACGGTATCCTAACATTTTACCAATTCGATCTATTAGACCATTTTGTTGTTTAGCCTGGTCTTTGGCCAGTGCTCCGGCTTCTTCAATTCCCCAACCAGCTAGACCCACTTTGGCGCCACCGAGCAGCATCTTACCACCTGCTGCCATCATTGGTACACCAGCAGCAGCACCAACACCAGTCATGGACATGACAGCACCTGCTATTGCTGCTATTGCTCCTAGCCCTGCTATACCTGCACCTGCATACTTGACTTTAGATCCAATGCTTTCTGCGGTAGCACCTTTTTCTGCGGCTCTTGCTTTAAATTCTTCTAATTTTTCACTGGTTTTTGTTGATGATTCTTTGCCTTCAGCCCAGGCTGACAGTTCAGTTCTTATACGATCAAATGTAGCTGAAATTTCAGTTAACATTTTTTCACTTACTTTGGCGTAAATTGCAATTAGCGGATCTAGCATTTCTTCCAATTTTTTAGCCATGTTTTGTGCAGCAATGGTAGCATTACTCAAAGATGTTGTTAGTGCATCGTTAGTATCTTTTTGTCCTGTTAATGCTGCGGCCACTGCTGTTACAGCATCTGCCATGTATTTGTTTGCCTGTTCGGCTGATTCAAGCATGGCAGCAGCAACATTACCCATTACGCCGCCAAGAACATAACCAGCTATGCCAATGCTCTTGTTAGCTAGTGTACTTTCTTTAATCTGATGGCCGTACTCTGCATTTAATCTAGCGTTTACTTGAGCGGTTAATTCGCCGGCTTGAGCTAGTCTAAATTGTTCTTCACCTTTGGCTCTAGCACCTCTGACAGTTGCTTCATAGATAGCGCCTTCTTTATTGATTACATTACCAAGCACTGCGCGATCCATAAAGTTTTTCTTTTCTCCTTCGGTCATTGTTGCCATTGCAGCAATAATGTTCTGGCGCTGGTTTGCATCCTTACCAGCTAACCACTGCTGGAATGCCAGCACACGACTCTGCTGCCTAGCCTGTTCCATTTTCTTTTTAGCATCTTCGCCGGTGATGCCGGCAATTAAACGTAGACTTTCTGCGTACTTGGTTGTTTGTTGAACTATTTCTGTATTTGATGCGCTTAGTGGGCCACCAAGACCTCGCATCATACTCATTGTTTCAGCTACTAACCCAGCTTGTTCTTCAAATCCATATCCAAGATTCAGCAGCTGAAGCTTCATCTTTTCTCCGCCAGTGGTCAATACCGAACCCATCTTTCGTGCACCACCAGATACTCCTAGTCCTAGGTCTGCAAGATCGTCACTGTGATTTGAAAGCACCTGTGCAAATTGAGCCACTGTTAAACCAGCGGCTCTGGCTGCTTGACGCATGCCAGTTAAACCATCCGCAAAAAGTGCGCCGGCACTGTTAGTTGCCCTGAATGCTTTGATTGTTTTTTCTAGTTCAGTTGATAGAATTTCTATGCCAAATTTTACAACTTTAGCAGTGCGTTCAGCTAAAAATCCAAATGCTGTACCCAGACCGGCTACAGCAGCACCAAGTAGTTTAAACGGGCCTCTTAGTATTGCCATTAGGCCGGCGCCGGCAGCAGTAGTTGCACCAGCTAGGCCTTGGGCTGCACTATTGGCCAAATCAACGCCGGCATTCATTATACCAGCACTCATCTGTATGCCGTTACCGCTAGTTTGTAAACTTCTTACAAACTGTGCGCCGGCCGAGCCCACAGCGTCCAACAGAGTAGCAGTAAACTTTATTGCACCCAGACTGGCGTTAGACAGCGCAACACTTAAATTTTGATAGGCTGCTGCCCGACGGGTTTCTCTTATTTCTTCTTTGATTTTTCGACGATCTTCGTCGCGTGTAGCTTTTGTATACTTTTCAGCAAGGTCGTCCATGACCTTACGATTCTTTTCAATAGTAGCACTTAGATCTTCAGTTCGACCAGTTAATATTTTAGAAAAAGTTGCGGTCACCCCACTGGATTCGCGCATAGTTTTAATAAACTTTGCCTTTTCTTTGGTAGCTTCTTCAGTGGCTTCAGTGTCTTTATTCAATACTTCGGCCGTACCCCTACGGTCCAATGCATTGGCTATCACTTCGGCTAATCTGTCATAATCAATTGGGTCTGCCATGGTTTTTTACTGGTAAATACATTTACTCAATTATATTTATAGGAATTCAAACCATGGAAAATCAGCGCCCAAATCCGCTGGCCAAGCACTTTCGCCAGCCCGCAATTTATCTACGATTACCCAGCGACGGCCGTTGGTGGGAAGACGGTGCGCTGGTTATGCCGGCAAATAAAGAATTACCTGTGTACCCAATGAGTACCAAAGACGAAATACTCTTGCGTACACCTGACGCCTTGCTAAATGGCCAGGGTGTAGTAGATGTTATACACAGTTGTTGCCCAAACATTAAAGATGCTTGGAAAATGCCCAGTGTAGACGTTGATGCAGTACTGATTGCTATACGTATTGCTACCTACGGCAACAGCATGAATTTTGACAGTAAGTGCACACACTGCGGCGAAGAAAACACACATGATGTTGATCTAGGCAATACACTAACCAGTCTACGAGTTGCAAAATTTGAACATCCCTTGGACTACCAGAAGCTTAAAATTCATTTTAAGCCACAGCAGTTTTTTAGTGTAAACAAAAGTAACATGATTGAATTTGAAGAACAAAAATTATTAAATGTTCTTAACGCATCAAATATCAGTGACGACGACAAGGCCAAAGAAGTCAGTGCAATTATGGATAGACTATATCAATTTGGACTTACTTCTTGTACTAACAGCACAGACTACATAGAATTAGAAGATGGAACCAGAGTAATTGAACCAGAATACATATTGGAATTCTATCAAAATGCTCCAAGCGGAGTAATAAAATCACTACAAGAACGAGTTGCTGAGTTTACAGAACAGTCCAAGCCTGAAAGTCTACAACTGGCCTGTCAGAGCTGTACCAAAAGTTACGGTATTAACTTAACTTTTGACTACTCAAATTTTTTCGAATGAGGCTTTTAACTCTAAACACCGACGCAGAAGTCGTGGCGTTTCTAACACGTTTCGACAATGAGATAAAAGCCTTAAAAGAAGAAATACTGCGTATGTGTTGGTACATGCGTGGCGGATTAACCTACGATGATGCAATAATGTTGTCTCAGTCAGAGCGATCCATTATAGCTGATATTATTAAAAGTAACTTAGAAACTACTAAAGAAACACGACTACCATTTTTTTAATTACTTGTTTCTTTTCGAGACTTGCTAACGCAAGTCTATTGCTTCGCTAACGCTCGCAATACATTTGCTTCGCTCAAGGTGTTTAGTCTAACTAATTGTATCTCTTGACATATATTGATCTAGATGAAGATCGTAATTCGGCCCAACAGGCCAAATTACGATGGAAACTCTTGATCTGAGTGCTTTCCTCGTACTAACTAAAAGAGATTATCCTTAGACACGGAAGCGGTCATCCTGTACTCCCTACTCTAGATTCGATTATGACGGTACGTATAATTAGCCCTAGTTAGCGAACTGTTATACGCTGGAGTTGTATCTTTTTCACAGAGCTCCTATCTTTTAGCACCTTGCGTTGGTGCCTACCGTACTGCGCCCAAGTTCTGAATATGGTATTGCACATATCCTCAATGGGAGTCGAGGAACCCCGACCAAACAAAGCCGTATGTTATGCTGTGGTAGCTATAGTTTCAATTTGAGATTTATTGTTAAGCCAAAAAGATTCAAAGTCTTGAATTATCCAGTTACCATAAGAAGGGGAATTATAAATGAAGTGATTTTGATTGAGGGTAAGACTTGGTGTCGGTTGAATTGCTATGAAACTGCCTTTGCGATTAAATTTCATTATCAGTATGTTAAAGTCGTTGTGATCGGCTACTTCTAATAATTGACTTAACCATTTTTCTAGGATAGGTACAGATCCTTGATACAGTTGATGAAATGGAAAATCCGCGTAGTTTTTTGCTTCTACGTTGAATCGGATCCATGAATCTGGTGGAATAATGTCGCCTTTAAAGCCTTTAATTTGACTTTCGTCCATTTTAGCTTTGCGAACTACATTGGTGCCACCAATAAAAGCGCCACTGTGCGGAACACGAATAAAAGAAGCATTGTGCAGATCAGACAGAAACTTAGCCACTGTCCGCTCCCAACTTTTGCCTTTAATCTTACTTCGCGATCCGCTCATTGTGCTTGATACCTCTGTGTGTACTTAGTATATATATGCACTGACTGTAAAAAAATAACTGCGTATAGGGTGGGTGTAAAATAAACCATTTTAATTTAACTTTTTATAATAATAAATGTTCGTCCCTATAGCAGTTAAACTTCGGTGTCAGTGCTGTAAGTGGTAAAACCGTTACTTTTGGTAACTTTTAATATATTTTCTACTCGTGAAACTAGCTCGTCTCTATGACTTACTAGCCAAACACTTTTCTTTTGATCTCTGCTGATTTTCTTAAGTATTGCCAGCGACCCTTCCATGCCGCTAGAATCTAGTCCGCTGTCTACTAGTTCGTCAACAAACAGTAAATTTATTTTTTGATACAGACTTTCCCAAACATCACGGAAACTCCAACTCATGCTTAGTATCAGTCGATTGCGTTCACCACGGCTTAGATTGTCAAAGTCCATGTCCCTACCTAATTCTGTGATGCTTACAGTCAAGTCGTTTTGAAAAGCAACTTGATGCGGCAGACCAATTTTTTCTAAGTAATAGCTTAGTCGTGTGTTAAGATAACTGAGGTTTTGATCAATAATCTTTTTACGAATAAAACTGTCTTTGTTGGTCAGCAATTTTAACAAAAATTCTTCATGATCGCGTAGTTTTGTTAGCTCATTCATTGCGTCATAATTTATTTCTTCAAGAGCAGTTTTAGTCATTTCTTCAATCTGCTCGCTGTAGGGGTCTTGATCTTTTTGTTTCTTTTCTAAGTTTTGTTGCAGGTTAGCCAGTGTTGACCTGTGCTCCACAGCATCTGCTTCGTTGTCATAGAATATCTGCGGCTGTGATCCTAGTGCACCTAGTTCTGCTAACAATGCTTGATGTTCAAGCAGTTGAGTATTAGTTGACAGTGCCTGTAGTGCAGTTTCTTGCAGTGTTTTTTTCTTTTCCTCTAGCAATTTTTCTTGTTTGCTGTCGTGGAAAGTTTGACCACAGGCATGGCAAGTATGATTTTCTAGACTTTCAATTTCTGTTTTAAGTTGATTAATTAATTTAATCTCTCTAGATTCGTCTAGTTCACACCTTTTAATCAAAGAGTTTAGCTCTCGAATACGCTTGTCTTTGGCATTGTATTCTTTGAGTGCACGATGTGCAGCCAATTCAGCTTCAATATCAATTTGGTTTAACTGGTCGTAGGCCAAACTTAATTCTTCAATTTCTTCATTGTGTTTGGCTAACCACAGAGTTTGTCTGCGACGCAGACTGGCAATCTGTTCTTCGATGCGTTTGTTAGCATCGACTACAGCACGAATTCTGACTTCTTCGCTTTGGATTGCATCTCGGGTACTTCGGGCACGTTCTTTGAGCGCTTCGGCTTTTTCACTGAGCAGGGTAATACCCAACAGTTGCTCAATAATAGTTCTTTGTTCATTGGCCTTAAGACTGAGAAACGGTGCAGTGTAGGTATTCAAAGCCACAATGTGTTGAAACATATCGTGACTCATGCAGATTAATTTTTCAATTTCAGCCTGTGTTTCTCTGCTGTCGCCTTGGCTTTCGTCATTGGAGTCTTGTTCAACATCGCCAACATAAAACTTCATAATATTGGGTTTGCGTCCTCGTTCAATTCTATAGTCGACTCCATCTTTTTCGAAGTCAATGGTAACCAACATGGCTTTACCATTGGTACGATTAATTAAGTTGTCTTTTTTAATGTTGGTCAGAGCTTGCCCGTAGAGAGCATAGCTTACAATGTTTAGCAGTGCACTTTTACCAGTGCCGTTGCGAGCGCCCGAGTCGTCACCACCTAGATCTAAATTTTCGCCTAGAATTAATGTTAGGTCTGAACGATCTAAATTTACACTCTGTGTAACATTGCCTATTGATAAAAAGTTTTTTGCGGTTATTGACTTTATTTTTATGGTCATAAATTCTGATAAATTTCCAACAATAGTTTTTTATTGTAGTGTTCGCTCTCAATATTAGTTAACTGATTTGAAACGATTTGATCCACACTTTGAAATGCAATATTGCCCTGTGCTACCATTGTTTCTAGATCTGCATTATGCTGCGGAATTAGTTTTATTTCTCGTAATTTATGACTTTCCATAAATGTATCTTTGATAAAACTGGCTTCCTCGTAGCTGATATCAATATCTAAATTGACCCTGGCGTGCATGCCTGTACTTAGCAGTTTGTCAGGATTATCTAACACGGCACTCAGTGCATAAACTCTATACTTGGGCTGCATAGGCCAGGCTCTATATTCAGGTTCTTTACCCCACTCTAGGATCATCATACCTCGTTCGTCATCTCCGGCGTCAGCATAGTTATGCGGAAAACAATTACCAATGTAGGTAATGTTCTTTTTAGTTTGACGCTTATGAAAATGCCCGGTAAACACATGATCAAAGTTGTTAAAGTCTTCTCTTTTGACTGTGCCGTGATCAGGCATTTCTACCATGGCGTTCATCATATATCCGGGCAATTCAAAATGCCCAAACATATATTGGCCTTTTAAATTAGGTATTTTTTTATGGTCGTCGCCCACAAGCCAAGGGGCAATAACCACATCGCCACTGCTAAACCAATCGTTAACGATTTTGATTCTTCCGAGATGTGTTGCCCACGCCACGCTCTGTATATCTCGTTTGTCGCGATAATACAAATCGTGGTTACCAGGAATGAAATACACAGCATCAAAATTATCATTTAGGTGCTCCAGTGCTCGTAAACTATAATTTAAAGTTACAATATTTATAGAAGCTCTGTTATTGTGCCAATCTCCCAAGAACATAGCAGTTTCGCAACCGGCTGCTCGTGCTTCGGCAGTGGCCCAACGGATAAAATCTAAACAGTCTTCGTTGTGTAGTTGACTGTTTGACTTTAGACCAAAATGAATATCTGTGAATACAGCAGCTTTTTTAAATAGATTACTCATAGGTAGTAGTGTAGCAAAATGCCACCATTAAAGTCTAGCTTAACGGCAAATTAATCGTGGTCACCGTCACCGTAGTGACCGCCACTGGACATGCCCTGGCGTGTGTAACTTGGATTAAAGTTATTCATCTCTAAGATATCGTCACGTAAGTTTTGATTGCGTTTTTCAATGTTCAACACACGAGTGAAGCTATTAGTGATAGCGGCAGTATAATACGCAAAAGGGTTCTGCGATTTCGACTCGTCGAATTGTAAGCCAATTTGGCTGAGTTGTAGCAGGGCTTGGCTTCGCATTTCGTCATTATAGGTATATCCTCTCCAGTTTGATCTTGTGGCATAGCGTTCGCACAGCTTCATAAACATCAATGCCAGTGTTTTTGTCATTGCTCCGTGATCTCTTGTCCATTCTCCTGAAATTAAATCGCCCTGCCAGTGACTTTTGCCCACACAGTAAGGTTGTCCTTGGCTGTTGATTTTATAGTGTTGGAATGGTGGAAAATTACATTTGACATATTTTACCGGTGCAGCCACAGGTTTAACTTCGTCTTCATCATCGTACTCGGTATGAATATATTCTTCTTCGTCTTCAACAATTAACTTTTTTCCAGTGTCTAGCACAGGAACGTGTTCCCAAGTCATTATACGAAAGACAATTTCAGTAACATCGATAGACTCTGGATTGATATAAAATTCGTCTAATTTTCGCTTTTCACCGTTTTGTGAGGCCTGTTCTAATGCCAAGCGAGCTAGTCTGTCAGACCGATTTTCACGAGCTTGAGATATGTTTTTTTCTGTCAGGTGATCTAACCCTGGTAGGATTATGTCGTAGTCAGAACAATCGGCTGTAAGATAAGAGCAATAGGTATTTTTACTGCGATGTATTTCTTTCAGGATGTCTTTATTGTTCAAATAATTATGTTTAATTTTAATTCTCCTTTATAGGTATCACTACCAAATTAGTATAACAAAAAGTATTAAAAAAAGCAACCATTATTAAAGTACCATATTATGATGTCTATAAATATACAATAAGGGGTTACTAATATGTCTTGGGCAAGAGAAATTATTGGCGTAACGCGAAGTGCTGTCAATGAGGAAGTAAGAAGCACAGCTAGAAGTGCTGTCAATTACGCGACAAATCAAGCACTGACCAGATTAGAATCCAATGGACTAGTACCAGGCGCCAGAATGTTAGGTCTAATTGCACAGCCAGAAACAAATGTCCAATTCAGTGGATCAGAAGGTAAAGGCACAGATTGGCGCATCAAGATTAGTTGTCCTGCAATGGGTTTTGGTGGTGTTATGGCTCCTTTGGGTAATGTTGGTGGAGTTATATTTCCGCACACACCAACTGTGAATGTTACATATCAGGCCAACTACGCTGCACAAAGATTTACACATAGTAATTATCCTCATTATACCTACGAAAACAGTGAAGTACAGGCAATTCAAATCAACGGCGAATTCTCTGCACAAAATAAATCTGAAGCTGAATATGTACTAGGATGTATTTATTTCTTTAGAGCAGTAACAAAGATGTATTTTGCAAATAGTGCTAATGTAGGAAATCCTCCACCACTGGTGTTTTTAGATGGATACGGTAGTTATTATTTCCCACACGTACCTTGTTTAGTAACACAGTTTACTCATGTTATGCCGCCGGACGTTGATTATATTGAATCTGGTAACGGTACTCGCATTCCAGCATTGAGTCAGATTTCAATACAGCTACAACCCACATACAGTAAACGTGTAATTGCAAACAGTTTTGATCTGGATGGTTTTGCATCTGGTAATCTGGTTGATAAAGGATTTATCTGATGGCAGCAGAGTATAGTAAATTTAGTCCGTACTACAAGACAAAAACTTTTGGTAAGTTTTTAGATGTGTTAGAGTATCGTAGTATTCCAAAAAATCCATTGGATGTTACATATACAATTGGTCCAACTTATGCATATAGACCAGATTTGCTAGCATCCGACTTATACGGATATTCGTCCCTATGGTGGGTTTTTTCTGTTAGAAATCCTAATATAATTAAAGATCCAGTATTTGATTTTTACTCTGGTCAGATTATTTTCATTCCAAGTAAAGACACGCTTATTTCGGTGCTAGGAATTTAAAATGGCAGCCGATGACGATAAGAACAATGGTGCTAATAATTCTGGTAGCGAGTCTGGAGTTTCACCGTCTTCCTTAACTGGTTTAGAAACATTTTTAACCAATAGGCCGCCAGGCACTGGCGGTACTTTTGATGGTAGAACAGTAGCGCAGCTAACACCTAACGGAGTATTACCAAACCCGGTGCCACGCCGTAATATGATAGGATTTGCCAATGGGGGCACTTTTCTTTTTTCTGGTGATGATGAACCTGCAGCACCTGCACAAAATTACACAGCTAGTCCTGAACCAGCCAGGGCAGTACAGGCAGTAACTGATGTATCTCGTCCATCATTTACTCCTAGGCCAGTGCAAGCAGTACAGACAAATTCTAACTCTAATAGTACTCGGCCTAATTTGTTAGATGATTATGCAAATTATACCTATGGTATTACCTTACATGCTGCTAAAACCAGTGAATATACCCCAGGCACTGTCAGCGGTGAAGTAATAATAGTCAGTGGTGGTCATAGAGAAAATCGTAACAGTAACTTTTATGAAGATTTTTACTTTGAAAATTTTAAGTTAGAAAGCATCATTGGCCTAAATGCTAAGAGTCGAAGTAGTAATGTTATTACAGCTGAATTTACAGTAATTGAGCCTTACGGTATGACTCTTATGGATAGGCTTTTAGATTTATCTATACAACTTGGAGTACAAAATTGGTATGAAATGTTGTTTACACTACAAGTTGATTTTTATGCTAACTCAGACGCAGGTGAGTTAGTTAATCCTGTTCCAGGTGCTACAAAATATTTTCAAATTGGATTAATAGGTTGTGATATTAAAGTAGGCTCTCGCGGAGCAGAGTACAAATTTACAGCTATTCCTTTTAGTCACCATGCTTATCAACAGACAGTTGGAACAACCCCGGCTATGTTTGAAGCCAATGGCGAGAAAGTTGGTGATATTTTTGCTGATGACGGCAAAGGTAGTTTTTGTAAGGCATTAAACGAGTACCAACTTAATTTAGTAAAAAAAGAGCATTATGCAAAAGCTGATGTATATAAATTTCAAATTGACCCAAGTATTGCAGAGTCGACTATTGTTACCAATAAAGACAATGAAATAAAAAGTAGTCCTATGCCTGGTTCTGAATCAGATACCAGTGCTGAATCAGCATTAGGTCAGACAAAGTCTGGACAACCAATACCTTTAACTTTAAACAAACAAAGATTTCCTGTAAATGCCGGTACGTCAATTATTGATTTTATTAATCTAGTTATTAGAAGTAGTACATATGTTGAAAAACAAATGGTTCCAGGTGGCGCTGCATCAGGAGGAAAAATTAACTGGTTTAAAATTGTGCCAGAAATTTCCTACGGTGATTTTGATCCAAAAAGAAATACACATCAAAAAACAATCACATACCACGTGATTCCTTATACTCTTTACAATACCAAATATACCGACGCACCGACTAGTAGGCCGCCTCAGTCAAATTGGTCAAAAGAATATAAATGGATATATACCGGGCATAACCAACAGATATTAGATTTTAATGTTGACTTCAATATCATGTTTTATACTATGATGACCTCTGACAGAAATAAAATAATCAAAGGTGAAGTTAAACCCAATGGCGGAAATGACGAACAAAAAGAGCAGGAAGAAAAGGGATCCGGAATC